TGGCTTTCATTTTTCTTATATTTGTATGGCTGTGTATAAAACTTTACTGTTGCTGTTTTGAATCGAAGTAGTTTTTCATAATCCACTTTGTCAATGATTCTGCATTTATAAACCTTATCATCTTCGTTGGACATTACTAATTCTCCACTGCCTGTAAAGTATTTTATAACCTGATTTATGTCATAATTTCTGGCTAGTCCTATCTTTATGTTCTTTGTATAACTTTCGTAGCCTAACTCTTCTATTATGTCGCCATCTCTACCATCGATTTTTGTTATCGTGGTTCTTATTTTTGGTTTAGTAATAGGTGGTAATTCGCATATTATTAAACCTGGTATTGAATCGCTATTTATTCCTTTCCAATTAATCGTTAGCATTATGAATACACCACCTTTTCGACATTGTCTATTACTAATTCTCCAAATGTTTCATCAAATGCTTTGAAAGTCATTCCTGATAATGCTTCTCTGAAAGCATCAACGAGAACTTCTTTACTGAAGCTTTGATTTACTTCTTCTAATCCCTCAAGATTCGTATTTATTCCTAAATCAAAATCTTTTGGAAGTGCATCTTCTATATCATTTTTAACATTAGCCATTTCTTCCTCGAATCCCTCGCCAATACCTAGGGCTAGGTTGGATCCTATTTCATCTCTAAATACTGATGATGGGGAATGTATTCCGAAGAATGACTTTATTCCATTTAAAATTGACTTACCGAAGCCTTTTATCTTATCTAATACCCAATCTTTAGCATTATTTATTCCATTCCATAATCCTTTAACTAAATTCAAACCGACTTCTGCCATCTTTCCTAATCCCTCGCCTAATCCTTTGACTAAAGCAGTGATAATTTGTGGAATTTTTGCTACTAATTGTGGAATTGCTTTTATTAATCCCTCGGCTAATTTAATAATCAAAGTTATTCCCATTTCAATTATCTTTGGTAGGTTATTTACGATTGCATTTATCAATTTTTCAATAATAACAGGAATCTTTTCTATCAATTTTGGAAGTGCCTCTATAAGCCCATCTGCAAGTGCTAGAATGATGTTTATTCCTGCATCTATTATTTGGTCTAGGTTGTCTATTATTGTTTCAATTAAAAGCATTATGGCATCAATTATGACAGGTACTAAAGTTGGAAGTGATTGAGCTAGTCCATTTGCTAATTCTACTATTATGGTTATTCCCATTTGTAGTATTTCTGGTAGCATCTGAATCAGTCCTGTAGCTAATGTTGTAATAACATTTACTGCCATTGGAACTAATTGAGGAAGCATTGCACTTATTCCATTTAATACCTGTTGAACGAGGCTCATTCCTATGTTAAGTAAATCTGGTAGTTTTGATTGAATCATACTAATTCCATTCATTAGTCCTGAAGTAATCATTTCGAATCCCTCTTCGATTCCAATATCGCCACTTACCATTCCTGCTATTGCTGTTGAGCACTCCTGAATCGTTGGAAGAAAGTCAGCCATCAATTGAGCTTTCGTATCTGAAGCTAGATTTCCGATGCTTTCTTTCATATCATCAATGTATGAAGTTGCTATTCTTAACTTACCAGCATTGGTTTGTGCTAGGGCTTCATTCATTCCTCCTACGGATCCTGTTATGGCTTCAAGTAAAGCATTGACACGATCCTCTTCTGTACCAAATTTCATAGCTTGTTTCTCGGCATCTGTGAAATAATAACCCATTTTAGCTAATCCTGAATAATCTCCATTTGACAAAGCTTTACCTAGCCTAGTCGCTATTGATAAAGTCTGCTCTTCTGTAGCATTCATACCATATTGCTGAACTGTCATGTCTAACATGGCATCTGTTAAAGCTTCTATTGATTCTTTTTGTGTCGTATAAGTTGCTAGTTCTTGGTATCCATTAAGAATTGCACTCTTTGAAACGACACCATTCTTTTCTTTTTGTTCTGCAAGTCTGACATAAGCCTGAATGTCTTCTTCGGTAGCATCAGTTGTATTGGTTAGGGCTGTTCTGAACTTCTGTTCTTGCTCTTCCACATTCTGTGAAATCGCTATGCAGTCGCTCATTGCATTTGACAAGCTTTTAACTGAATTAACAAGTCCTTTGAATCCACCTATAATGGCTTCACTTATTAAATTTCCTTTTATCAAATCTCCTAAAGTTATGGATCCTTTTCCAGCATCTGATTCTGCCTTTGTGAAATCATCTAAAGCCTTTGTCGACTTATCTACTGTCTTCTCATTTTTTTCTATATCATCTGAAAGTTCTTTAATTTCTTTCTTTAATGATTTAGCTTCTGATGAGGATTTTCCCTGCTCTAATACTGCCGATGCATATGCATTCTTCAAGGTATTGAGTTTTTCTTTCTGGGAATCAATCTTTTCATTTAATTTAGTAAAAGCATCCTTATTGTCTTGTAGGGATGCCTTATTTTCTTCAAGCTCATTGCTGAAAGTATTCAATTGAGCCTGTGTATTATTTAATTCTGTTTTATATTTATTAAGTGTAAGTTTATTCTTATCGTATTGTGCTTCATTACCAGCTAGTTCTGTTGATAAATCTGCTACTACTTTCTCCTGTTCTTTTATTTCTTTTGAAGTCGCTGTCGTACTTGCTTTCATTTCCTCTAGCTTCTTCTTTTCTTTTTCCAGGTTCATCATCATCGTTATAATGCCTCTAGCACTTTCATCTTGTTGTAAAGTGAAATCTTCTAGGGCTGTCTTATAAGTATTGATCTTTTTCCTACACTCTTCTATTTCTTTTTCTAAAACACTATTACGAGAGGTTATGGCTTGAACTGATTTATCGTTTTTATCAAATGCACTTGAAACGACTTTCATTTCACTTGCCATTAGTGTTAGGTTGCTCGTAATGGTCTTTAGAGCTTTTGTGTACTCGCTTTCGCCTTTTAATTTTACACTACCACCAAATGAACCAGCCATATTCTACCTCCTATCTATTTTAGCCACTCTTCATTTTCCATTATTTGTTCTTCTAAATCTTTATAGGATTGTTTCCTTAAAGTGAAGTCATAATAATTCTGATAATGAAAGTATAAATTTTTGAATCTTCTGTATGTCATTCTTCCAACCTCTTTGTATGGAATGTTCAGAAGGTTTATTCCTGTAAATAAAATCCACGAGAAATCAATCTGTTCTTCATCCTCGTGGACTATGTGTTTTTTGGGTGATCATCTTTTACACTTTCAACTATTACCTGGTTTAACTTTTTAGCTGACTCTTGAAGTCCTGCTCTGGTTATTAATCTTCCTACTTGCTTTTGTGTAAGCAATGGCTTATTACTACCTGTTTCATCGTTTTCCATGTCGATAGCTTCATTTATCATCTCTGTGAATCCAAAGATTAAAGCTTTCGCATTTGGTTCTTTTCCACCTTTGTTGTCAGTAAGCTTTCCCCACTTTTGAACTGATCCATATTGTTTCTGAATCGATTCCATGACATTTAAATTAAAAACTAATGTGTATTGTTTTCCATCCAATTCAAAATCAAATTTATAATCTTTCATTGTTTATTCCTCCTATTGTCCTGATGGTACTGCTAGTAAGCTTTCTAGATAAGTTATTGCATCATTATAAGTGTCAAATGTTTTTGTTTTTGACCATGTTCCATCTGATAATTTTAGAACTGTTCCCTCTAATGATGTTGTAGTGAATTCTACACTTTCGCCTTTAGTTTTTTCATCAGGTAGTGCATCTTTGAATTTTACTTTGTTTAAGAATTCAACTTTATATTTGTATTCTCCATTTACTACTTTTGTAATGATTCTTCCGAATCCGACATAAGGAGCTACATCTGAATCTTTTCTTACGATTTCGCCATCTTGAGATAATTCGTGACCTGTAAGATTTGACATTGTAGTATCATCATCTTCATCAACGGTAATTGTTACTGTTCCTTTCTTCACTGAATAATCACTTTCAGCTATTCCATCATCAGCATATAATTCTGCTGAATTTAAATCTAATGAAACCTTACAATCGACAGCTTTACCAAGTTGTAATGCTCCTCCATATTTTTCAGTTTCCTCATTAAGTATTCCATATCTAAAATACTTTAATCCTATTCTTGCCATATTATCGCATCCTTTCTTTTTCAAATTCTATGGTTTTGTGAAATAATTTTGTGTCCTCTTCATAAAGGTCTGGACTTGTACCTGTTCTGATGAAATCATTTTCTTCCATTAATTCTTCTATTTTTTCTTGTATTGCTATGAAATTCCCATCGCTGAAAATATCAACATCAACACTGACTATGCTCCCTATTTCTTTGTCTTCGCCAAATAATGAAGGATCATCTCCTGTGAATGTATAAGTCACATAAGTTTTACTGCTTCCTTTGTACTTAAGGTATTCAACAGGAATTGCTACTCCATCAACTGTGAAGTTTTCGAATATGGTTTTTAAAAGTCTATACTCATTCATCTGGTATGTACCTCCTCTGCACTTTCAACATGGCTTCTGTTATGGTTGCTTCGGTTTTAAATGCCTTTCTTAAGAATGGCTTTTTTTGTTCTCCTCGGCTAGTTCCATATTCACGAGCTAATGCTTTTAATGGAATCGGAACTCCATCCTCATCATAGCCATAGAATCCGACTTTAGTATTTACTGCATCATCAGTTTTTGTTCTGTATGATCGTGTAATCTTTAAACCTTTTTCTAGGCTCTTTGTTGTCTTGAAGCTTCTCTTCATATTAGTTTTGATGTTATTAAAAACGACATTGGCTCCTGCCTGTGTCATCTCTTCCATCATTGTTTCTGAATTGTTAGAAAGTTCTTTAAAGTTATTCATTACCTCTGTTGGTAATTCAAGATTAAATCCTGCCATTACTTTGTCACTTCTTTTGCCTGAATCTCCAATTCGATATTTTCTTCATCAATATTATTTAAGTATTCTATTGTATAAAGCTTCGAATTGAATTCTATAAGCATATCCCTGGTGATTTCAGTTTTGGAATATCTAATCGTGAAATTCGTATATGCTTTTTCAAAGTCAGAATTGTTGGCTATCAATGTGAATCCTTTTGTTGTCTTCACACTAGCCCAAGTCTGAAGAAGAAGTGTTCTTGTTTCATTTTTGAATCCACAGGAATCTTCTTCTCTGGTTACTTGGTATATTGAAATCAGCTTATTGTACTTTCCTGGATCTAACATACATTATTAAGCGAATGCATTCCCAGAATCGTTTCTACTACTTTGTTTAGGTTCGTTTTATCCACATACAAAGCTCTTGTATCGTACATGTCTTGGCATAAAATAAAAATGACTATTACAAAGTCATCAAACTCATCCAGGTCTTCTACTCCTGTATTCTCTTTTATAAATGCTTTAGCAATACCAATTAAGGCTGTCAATAATGATTCATCTTCTTGGCTGACTTCTGTTAGTCTTATGTAGTCAGCTATTTCGTTATAAGTAATATCACTTACTTTCATTAGTATTCCCTCCTATCTTTGAGGTTGCCCGAACAACTAATTATTATTAATTACTTCCTGTTTTACATACAAGTTTTGAAATCTTTTGAGCATCTTCAACTTTAGCATCGAATTCCATCCATGCTACTACTCCTACAGCATGTTGATCTGCATATTTTTCTCTTAAGACTTCAATTTCTAATTCTTCAACGAATTTTGTAGCAAGACCTGACATATCCCCATAATAAATAACTGTTTTTCCTGAACCGATTTCATCCATGTTATCTGATTCATAAACTGGTTTTCCAAGTAATGTATAACCGAAATCATTAGTTATATCATCTTGTAATAAATATCTACCATTTTCATCTTTTAATAATGAAATTGCAGTCAATGTTTCTGGGCTCATGATCCAAATTGCATTCTTTTGGAATCTTTGTTTTACTTTTCTTTTTGTTTTAATAACTTCATCGGCAGTAATAGCTGTAGCACTTGCTGTTGTAACTGATAATGTTACTCCTGCTTTTAATCCTGCTACTTTATTTGTAGTTCCATGAATTAATTCTTTTTCAACGAATACTGCTATTGATTCAGCCATAATGTTAATAACTTCTTGAACGATATTGAAGTCGCTATTATTAACTAATGATTTTGAAATTTTAGCTAATGCTCCAGCTAGGTATCCTGTTAATTCAATATTTGCGAATGTTCCTATATTACTTTCTAATGAAACAAATTCAGTAGCATATGCCATGTTAACTTTTGCATTATTAGTTTCTGAATAATATGGAATTTCCAAATTTCCTTTAACATTATATTTTGTTGATTTTTCTAAAATTGGCGAAATATCATAAACCTTTTTAATAATCTTTTTAGCTATTGATGTTGGAATAACTGCTCCATTATCGCCTTTAGTTAAATTAACATCAGCTCTTTCTTCTGCTACTACTCCTCTTATGAATTTTTCAAATGCTTTTTCTTCTTGTAAAGCTCTTTCTTCGTTTTCTTTCACTTCTTCTTCCTCCTCTTTCTTTTCTTCTGCCTCTTCTTCAGTAGGCTCTTTTGATAATTCTCTACCTTTCTTAATACTTTCAATTGTATTAGTAATGTTTTGAATATCTGTTTCTAATTGAGTGAATAATTCATTCTCTTCATCTGTGAAGGCTCTTTGTTCTCCCTCTACTTTATTTAATAAAGTTTCCATTTCATTTTGCTTGTCAGCTCTTTGTTCAGTTAATGTTTTAAGATTCATTTATATCCTCTCCTTTACTTTTTTTAATCTTTCTTCATATTCTGAATAATCTATTTTTTCAACTTCCTTTGTTGGTTGTTGTTCAGGCTCATCCCTTATTTCTATTTCACTGAATTCTTCATTTCGGTATTCAGCTACTCTTACTTTGTCTTCTCTCATTTCGATGCTAGTTCCTATGTATGCAGGGTATTTTCTATCATCTATGATTGAAACTTCTAGCAGATCTAAATCTCTGACTATTCTTTCTTCGATTCCCTCATCATTTGTTTTCCTATCTTCTTTGTTGCATAAGAATCCGAATGACCATCCTCGAAGTTT